TCCATATCTCCAATAAAACATTTTAAAAAATAAAAAGGTGTATCTGCTTTAATTTTATTCTAGCACCTTTTATAGCTCTTGATAAAATAGATAACTTCCTTTATGGATAGCCTATTTTACTCAGGAGCTTTTTTTATACTATGGTAAAACATTATTATCAAAATATCCCAGGTTGGTTTGACTTTGAGTATCTATATTCAGAAGTAGCAAAACATGCAAAACCTGACGCTAAGTTTGTAGAAATAGGATCTTTTTTAGGTAAAAGTGCATCATTTATGGCTATAGAGCTAATTAATAAAAATAAGACAGATGTAGAATTTTATTGTGTAGATAATTGGAAAGGTGTACCAAATGTTCAGGGTCCCACTCAATCATATATAGGAGATGTTCTACATAAACAATTTACAGAAAATATAAAACCAGTAAAAGATTATATTAAAGTTTTAAGCATGTCATCTATAGAAGCATCAAAAAAATTTGATGATGATTCTTTAGATTTTGTTTTTATTGATGCAGGACATGAATATGAAGATGCAAAAGGTGATATAGATGCGTGGTATCCTAAATTAAAAAAATCAGGAATGTTAGCTGGTCATGATTATAGTGATAGATTTCCTGGAGTCATTAAAGCTGTAAATAAGTTTTGCAAAAAATATAAATATACTAAAAGAATAATTGGAGATAGTTGGGTAATATTATGAAAGTAGAAGTGTATACAATAATATCAGAAAAAGATAGAAAGACAGATGTTCATCCTGGGGTATTACCTTTATTTTTAGAACACTATTCTAAAAACTTTCCTGGTTGTACAATTAATGCATATGTTCATTATGCAAAAAAAGAAAGTCTTGAGTTACTAAAAAAGTTTAAGTGTAACATTATTTCATTTACTAACTTTAAAAAATATGAAATAGAAGATGCAGCACAAGAATTAAAAAGCAATGTTTGGAAATCTTCTAAAGCAGACTGGGTTGTAGTTTGTGATGTAGATGAGTTAGTTCAGATTGATAGTAAAGAACTTGCTAAATTAAAAGATATTGATCTTATTCAGTTTAAAGGTTATCACATGATGAATAAAGATTCAGTAAAAGAATTAAAAGATATTAATTATGGGTATCCTGACTGGTACTATAATAAAGCTTGTATATTTAGACCTACTATAGAAAAAGTAGATTTTGATATAGGAGGTCATATGTGTGTAATTAGTAAATCTTTAAGGCTTTCAAAACTAAAGTATAAGTTACTTCATTATAATGTAGATAGATTTACTGAAGAAAACTTTATAGAGTATTATTTAAAAGTTTATACAAAAGCTAAAGATGTAAAAGAAATACTTGATAGATATGGTTCATCTAAAGCTAATAATATAAAATTAGCTAAAGAAACATATAAAGAGTTATGCAGTCTTATAGAAAAAGTAAAATAGCTAAACAGTTTTACATCAGTCTATAACTTTTTTTATTGAAATATTTTTATTATATTATACTATACGTATTTATAAATATTTTAAAAAAAATTAAAAAATGGACATTTTAAATTTTATTTCATGGATTAAACGTGGTGACTATAAAGCCACTCTTCCAACAGATACAAGTAACTTAATAGCTGTTGGTGCAAAAGTAGATTCTCGTGATGATGGTTACAAACCTTTATCAATTAATGCTGAGAATCTTAGATCAGTTTATGACACAGGAGCTGTAACTCAAACAACAAGTGCTACTACAAAAGTTACTTTGAATTCTTATAGTGGTGTTATAACAACTGTTTCACAAACTTTAGCTGCTAATGCAAATGCTACTTTTGATTTTGATAACAGTTTAATTACTGCTGACTCAAGAATTTTAATGCAAGCTCAAACTGCTAGTAATGGAACAGTAGTATTAGAGGTAAGATCAATAGGAGCTGGAACATGTAAAGTACGTGTTCATAACTGTGGTACAGCAACAATGAATGCTCTTGTTAAGATTCATTTCATGATCCTAAAATAAAATAGGATGCCTGAAAAGTTTGAAATATTATCGCCAGATCCTTATCTTCTTGAAAATGAAGATATGGGTCTTGCTAAATTTGGCCACATTAATTATCTTCTAAAGCAACTGAATGATAATGTGTATGCAAATAATGCAGCAGCTAAAACAGCAGGTCTTAAAAAAGGAGATTTATATAGAACAAGCACAGGATCTATTCATATAGTTTATGACTAAAATATTAAAAAAATAAAAAAATGGCAATTGTAAATCACACACTTAAAATTGAATCTACAGATTTAACATCAGATCAAATTTCATTAACAATATTAAACACTTTGAGTTCAGCAACACAAGGTGGAGTTATGAGACAAAAGATTGAACCTACAGCAATAGGTTCAGGTCAAATTATTGCTGATGAGGACTTATATGTTCAAGGTGCAAGACTTTGGTTATATAACCCTTCAACTGCAACTACAAATGAAAAAATCTATATATCATTTGATTCTACATCAGATCAAATTATATTAAGCGGAGGAGATTGGGCTTTAATCCCATGGGCTGCTAGTAGTAGTGGTACACCAGTAAGCATTGAAGCTTATGCAGAAACAGCAAATAATATTCTAGAATACGGAATATTTAATTAATAATGATTAAAAAAAATAAAAAATGGCAACAGTAAAACTTACATGCACTACAACTTCTACAAATTTAACTAGTGATAATTTATCATCTACAGTTTTAAAGTCTGCTACAGTTACTCAAGGAGGTATTTCTAGAACAAATGTTACTGCTGTAGTTGGAGCACCAGAAACTATTATTGCTCATGCAGATCATACTGCTGGAGCTTATGTTTATTTAAAAAATGCAGGAGAATTAAATTTATTTGTTAAATTTGAGGCTACAGCATCAGGAGCAGTATATGACATGTTCTTAGATGCAGGTGCTTGGGCATTATTTCCATGGGCAGCAGATACAAGTGATATTAGAGTATATGCATCAGGTTCAACAGGATGTCTGTTAGAATATGGTGTATTTGAATAATAAAAAAATAAAACATGTCAGTAGGAAATTTAAAAACACACGGTCAAAAAGGAACTAACTGGACTTGGCAATATAGAGTATTGCTTGGTTTAGATAATATTGCAGCTAGTATTGCAACTACAGGGAAAGATTGGGAAGCAGATTTAATTAGTATTGTTTGTGGAGCAAATCCTGCAGTAATCAGATTAGAAGTAAGAATTTATAATATAAGTACAGGAGGTTGGACTATTGAGTTGTATCCTCCAGGATCTACAACAAAAGATACTACTGATTATTCAGCTTGTACTAAAACTTATTTAGAACAGGGTGATGCAACAGAAGCAACTCTTTTAAATATCTTAGCTAAAAATACAGCTATAGAAGTTGATACTTCAGCAATCGCAACAAGCACTGCAGGTATTCTTTTAGATACTGCAGATATAGAAACAGCTACTGAAGCAACTGCATTATCTGTAGCAGATATCAAAACAAATACTGATAAATTAAGAACAGCTACAAATACTGCTGTTATGGTAAGAGGTACAGGGTCAGTAACAGTAACTCAAGTTGTAAAATCAATATCTGTTTATAATGCTCATGCATCCGCTACAGGAACAATTAATATAGGTGGAGCAGGTGCTGTAAACTTATTAGCAGGAGAAACTGTCAACTTTGATGCAGGAGGTGCTGGTAATGCATTTCCAGCCTCTCATTTTGTAATTGATGGAGGTGGATCAGCAGATATGTTGATAATCTATGTATACTAAATCATCATGGGTGTTTCTATTAACACAAATAAAAGACTTGGGGTGCAAAGTGGTTCAAGGATTATTCCACCACCTGCATCTGGTTTTGAAGATACAACGTCTTGGGCACTAGATGGTGTAGATGAATTCTTAGATAATTCCAATTCCTTTAATACACTTCCAGCAGATGATAGTTCTAGTTCCGCTAGTGGTGCTAAATGGACAATAAATATGTGGGTTAAGTTTGATTCAATATCAGGTAATCAATACATATATTATATTAGTGAATCTGGGGGTGCATTAGTAACCTATTTGTTTGTTAATGGAAATGGTAGACTACAGGCATTTGTAGCAGGTTCAAGTTCTAACTGGACACGTTCTGGTAACAGTGTAATTGCTTCTGGAACATGGTATATGATATCTGTTAAATATGATTCAACTGAATCTAGTAGATATTCGAGATTAAAAATTAGAGTAAATGGAGCTATACCTACAGGACATGTAAGTAACTTTTTAGCTGCAAACCATGCAATTAGTGAGAACATACATCTTGGAACTAACTTTGCTGAAAGTGCTCCTATGGAAGGAAATATAAATGAACCTGCAATTTTTAATGGTTATGTTGCTTCTGATGCAGAGTTATTAAATTTATATAATTCAGGAGCAGCAACTGATTTAAATGCTCACTCTACAGTTCCTACAAACTGGTTTAGATCTGAAAATGCTATTTGGGATGGAAGTAAGTACACTATGACTGATGAAATGGGGACAGGTAAAACAATCATTACTAATAATATGGAACAAGCAGATAGAGATTCAGATGTACCTACATAAATAAAAGACATGAGCCTAAAAGCAGTTAATAAAGTATACGCAATAATAAGTTTAGATGATTTATCAAAAGTAGATTTTTCTGAAGTAGGTGAATCTTCAGCTGATACAGTTAGGAAAAACTTATTAAATCCACCTACACAGTTTTTATTAAAGTGGGATACTGAACCTGAGTTTATTGCTGATGGTACAATAATACCAGATGGTATATATACTCATGAAGAAGTTTTAGAACTTTTAAGAACTGAAGATTGGATGCCTCCAGAACCTGAAGTAATAGAATAATAATGGGAGTAAGTATAAATACACATAAAAGTTTAGGTCAAGGTACACATACCAGGATTGTTCCTCCTTTGTCTACTTCTGATCCTGCTTTAATATTAAAGTACACAACTACTACTTCTTCGGAAAGTATAGAAATAAAAGGTACAGGTACAGGTTATAATTATGATGTTGATTGGGGAGACAGCTCTTCAGACTCAGGTGTAACTACAGCAACAAAAACTCATACTTATTCAGCAGCTGGTACATATACTGTAAAAATTACAGGAGCATTTCCTAAACCTCAATTTGGAACTATGTCTAGCACTAACAAAGCTAAGATTGTGGAGTTATCTAATTGGGGTGATATTCAATACCTTTCACTTTATCGGGCATTTGATGGTTGCTCTAATATGGAGTATGCTGCTACAGACACTCCTGACTTTTCAGCAGCTACAGCTAATACAAGTAATATGTTGAGACAATGTTTTAAGAGTTGCTCAGGTATTACTAATGCAATGAATCTTTCTAGTTGGACTAACTTAGAATGTGTAGGCAACTATGGATTAAATGAGTTTATGAAAAGTTGTTCTAACACATCTTCTGTTAATTTATCAGGATGGAATTTACCAAACGCTAACAATAGCTCTAGTGTGCTTGCAAATGTTGGTAATGGTTTAGCTGTAGGAACTGATTTTGATTTAGACAACATGACTTGGAGTGTAAATTCTAGTGTAGCTAGTTTTATGCAAGGGGCTCAAATAAAAACTTTGACTATGCAGAATTGGACTTTATCTGCATCAGCAAGTTTGTATATGGCTAATTTCTTTTATCAAGCTGATAGTGGTGCTGCTGCTAGTATAGCTTTAGATTTGTCAGGATGGAGCAATACCAATAAAATAGGTAACTTAAGTAATTTTATGAGAGCATCAACAGTATCTTCCTCCCCTTTTATATCATTAAACACTACAGGATGGGACACTTCAGGATTTAGTAGTTTATCTTATGCTTTTTATAATGCTGCTTATTTAACTGAAATAACAGGCTTGGGTGGATGGAAAGGAGATAGTGTTACCAATTTGCTCCAGACTTGGTATAACTGTAATAGACTAAACTTTACTAATCATAACTTTGATTCAACTTTATGGGGTGCTGCTTTAACAAATTTGACAGGAAGTATGCAAAATACTTTTTCAGGCTGTGGCAAAAACAACCTTGGTGCAGCACCAAATTTAACTAATTGGTATGTTAATAATGTAACAAATTTTTCTAGTACTTTTTATAATGCAGCGTTTACAACAAATATTGATGTATCCACTTGGAATTTTGGTTCAGCTACTACTTTGTCTCAAATGATGAGAAATGTAGGAGGTACTACAACTTTTACATTTAATAACATTTCTTCCTCGTGTACTAACTTTGGTTCAAAATTTAGAGATTGTGATGATACAACAACTGTTATTTATAGTTCTAGTTGTGATTTAAGTGGAATTACTACATATAGTCATTATGCATATAGTGCTAATAATTTGGCTACTCAAACTTTTGATTCAGGTGTTAGCTTTGCAGCAGTAACAACTTTTCAAAACGCTTGGGCAGTTACTAGTTTAAATACAGCAAGTTATGACCAAATACTTATAAGAGCTGAAGCAACAAATAGTAATACAGTAAACCTTCATGCTGGATCTGCAAAATATACAAAAGCTCCAAGTGCAGCAGCCACTGCAAGAGCAGCTTTAATTGCAGATCATAGCTGGACAATAACAGATGGAGGACCAACACCTTAAACATATATTATGGCACAATTTAGTATAAATGAAATAACAAAAGATAATCCTAATAGGTGGTTCTATGTAATGAATGGTGAAGGAGAAGAAGGTCTTGTTGTGTTTGGTTATGCTGGTGATCAAGGAGTTACACAAGTTGTAACAGGTCAACCTACTATTAATGCTTTTTTAACAGAAGATGAGTTAGAGCTTTTTGTTAATAAAGATGTGGATATAGATAATTATTATAAAACAGCAGTAGAATCTGAAAGTGAAAAGTTTCAAGCTCCTTCTGTAAAATATCCACAAGAACCACCAGAAATGGAGGAATAAAACAAAAATTATGGAATTAAAAAAACATGCTAAGAATATCCACGAGATTAAACTTGAGGGTACACACGCAAAGATTGCCATGTTGTCAGACATACATTGGGATAATCCAAAGTGTGACAGAGAAACATTAAAAAGAAATTTAAATTATTGTGTTAAAGAATCCATTCCTATTATGATTAATGGTGATATGTTTTGTTTAATGCAAGGTAGAGGTGATAACAGAAGAAATAAATCTGATATTAGACCTGAACATAACAATACTAAGTATTTAGACAGCATTGTAGAAACTGCTGTAGATTGGTGGTCACCATATTCACACCTCCTTACTGTAATAGGTTATGGAAATCATGAGACATCTATTATTAAGTTTCAAGAAACAGACATACTAGCTAGATTTGTAAAACTTCTTAATCTTAAAAATAATACTAATGTGCAAGTAGGTGGCTATGGTGGTTGGATACTTGTAAATCAAGTTCTCAGAGGTACTAGAATGGAGAAAGGTGGTGTAGTAAGAACTATGAAGATAAGATACTTCCACGGATCTGGTGGAGGAGGTATTGTAACTAAAGGAGCTTTAAATCTTACTAGAGCTTTAGAAATGTATGAAGACTTTGATGTATTTACTATGGGTCATATACATGAAAATGCAGCTAGAAATGATGTAAGAGATAGATTACTACAAGGTAGAGAGCACTATAGACAAGAACAAAGACAAATTCATATGATGCTTACAGGAACATACAAAGAAGAATATGGAGATGGTTCTAAAGGTTGGCATGTAGAAAGAGGTGCTCCAATTAAACCTGTAGGAGGTAGAATCTTAACTGTTGACTATAGAAGAGACACAAAAGGAGGTGCTGACATATATCATAGGGGTATAGACTCTCTTAAGTTTCCAATTTAAATTTCCATAAGTTAAATAATTTTAGTATATTATAGTATATTATTTATTTATACTATTTATTTATAAGAATGCAAAATGGAAATTTCAAGTATGCAAATAGGTTTTGATGCTTTAGTATCATTACTATCAGCTTTAATAGGGGCTTTGACAGTTTGGTTTAGTTTAAAAAACAAGGTTGCAATCCAACAAGTAGTCTTAGATAATTTATCAAGAGATATGGAGGAGATAAAATCAAACAAAAAAGAATCACAAGTATTAGTACATAAAAGAATTGATGATTTAAAAAAGCAAGTTGAAGACAACAGATCTAAAAATGAAGCTTCAATATCAGAGTTAAAAGCTGAAATGGGTCAAATGGAATTAAGAATTATTCAAGCAATACATGCAACTAAAAAATAAATATATAATATTTAGTTTATTACTATTATTAATACTTATTTCTTGTAGTCCAAAAACAAGATTTACAAGACTTATAGAAAAACATCCGCATTTATTAACTATAGATAGTGTAGAAGTAGTAGATACTGTAAGACTTACTGTAGAAAAGGTAGAGCATGATACAGTGTTCTCTCAACATTTCTGGACTGAGATTAGAAAAGACACTTTAGTTATAGAAAAAGAAAGACTAAGAATTGAAATATATCATGATACAATACATGACTCTGTTTATGTTAGTGGTAAGTGTGATACAGTAACAGTAGAAAAAATTATAGAAAGAAAAATTCCTGTAAAATATTATGAAAAAACCCCAACTTGGAAAAAGATTTTAAATCAAATAATCTTATGGGGATTTATACTAGCAATTATATACGGGATTTATAGAGTTATTAAATTTTTAAAACCTAAATTATGAAAACTTTTTTCAAACAATTATTAAGTGATGAAACTGGACATTATTCATCTAAAAGATTAGGAGGATTATTATGTGTCTTAGCATTAGTTACTTCATTAGTAGCTAATACATTTACTCATGGTGATATTAAACCAGCTGAGTATTTAGTAGATGCTGTGGCATTATTTGCATTTGGATCATTAGGATTAACTTCTATTGATAAATTAACTAAAATTAGAAATAAAAAATAGCATGGGGTAATATCATTAGCAACAATGTGTTTTATATTTTTACTAATGTACATTTTACCTACATTAATTAGATGGATATGGAGAAAATTATAACTTGTCCAAATTGTAATGCACAATTTGACCTATCAATTAAATCTTCTGGATCAAGTGAATCAAAATATCTTTGGTTATTTGACAATGGTCACGGAGGAATTATAGACGGTGTTTATCAAACAGCTGGTAAAAGATCTCCAGTATGGGATGATGGATCTATTTTATATGAAGGAGAGTTTAATAGAGCTATAGTAAATAGATTAGTAAAGCTTTGTGAAGCTAATAACATTGATTATGTTAACCTTGTAGATACTCAAAAGGATGTAAGCTTAGGGGATAGAGTTAGATCAGCTAATAGCATAGCTAAATCATCAGATAAAAAATGCATATATGTAAGTATACATGCTAATGGATTTGATAAAGAGTCTGCTAATGGATGGTCTGTATATACTTCTCCAGGTAAAACTAAATCAGATGATATAGCTACAATACTATTTGAAAAAGCTATGAGAGAGTTTAAAGGTGAATACATGAGAAAGGATACTACTGATGGTGACCCTGATAAAGAATCAAACTTTTATGTATTAGTAAATACTTCTATGCCAGCTATACTATCTGAAAACTTTTTTATGACTAATTATGATAACTGTCATAAGTATCTTTTACCTGAAGAAGGTAGAGATAGAATAGCTAAAGTACACTTTGAAATGATTCAGCAAGTAGAAGCTGAAGGTAAGGTATAAATATTTTTGTTCATAATCTATATATTAAAGAACCTAGGTTTAATTATCTAGGTTTTTTTTATTTAAACTTCTGTAGTTTAAACTTTATTTGTATATTTGGGTAAATATAAAAACAAACCAATGGAAAATCCAGAGAATTTATCCCCAGAAGAATTAAAAGCAAAGAAAGAAGAAATGCTTAAATTCTACAAAGAATCAATGCCTTACTTAAAGGCTCAGTTTGAGTATGAAAAAATGCTTTCAGAAATTGATGAAATGAGACTTAAAAGAACTCAAATTCAAATGACCTATGCTCAAATGATGGCTCCACCTGAAGAAGACTTAATGCCTGAACCAGAGGCTAAACCAAAAACAAAAAAGAGAACTCTAAAAAAACAAGAAGCATAATGGCTATTGTTAAACAAGTTCAAAAGAAAGTAGTAATGTCCAAAAAAGACATTATTAAGTTTCAGTTATTGACTCACTGTTATATCAAAGGTATAACGGTGAGCAATTCTGATTTAGAGTGCTTAACATTGCTTAGTAATTTAGGTCCTATTGAACTAACTCATTTCTGTTATGATGCAGCAGAAGAACATAAAATTTTTAAGTCTCAGCAGACAGTTAGAAATTGTGTAAATAAGTGCATAAAAAATAAACTTATTAAAAAAGATAGTAAAAATAAAAAAGTAGTTTCAATTGATGGTAATATTAAAATTGAAACTGAAGGTACAATATTTCTTGATTATAAATTCCTTGGTAAATGAAACCTAAAAAATCAAGATTACTATATCAAGAGATAGCAGAAAGAAAGGATTTAAAAAAAGATTTAGTAGAAAATCTATTAGATTTTTACTATAAAAATGTAAGAACGCTACTAAGTGAACTCTATCATCCTAGAATAAATATAACAGGTCTTGGAATTTTTATAGCAAGAAAAGGATTAATAAATAAGTCAATCCCAAAACTTGAAAAGTATTTAAAGAATCATGACACGTCTACTTATTCAGCATATTATAATAAAAAGATGTTAGAAGAAAAAGTAGAGTTTTTATATAATATAAAAGAGCAAATTGTTGTAGAAGAAAAAAGAAAAAAAGAATTTTTAAAAAATAAAAATGGATCTAAAGAAAATTTGGAATAACAGAAAAGAGATATATGAAGGTATTAAAAATTCTGTTATAAGAGATGATTTTGTAGAAGAAGTTTCTGCTAAAAGAATGGCTTTGTGTAAAGAGTGTATTGAGTTTGATTTAAAAGGTTCTAAATGTGAAGTACCTGGTACACAACCTTGTTGTGGTAGTTGTGGGTGTTCATTATCTTTTAAAACTAGAGCTTTATCTACAGAATGCCCATTAGGAGAATGGAAAGCACTAATGACACAAAAAGAAGAAGATGAATTAGATCAACTAACAGATTAAAAAAAATGAGTATAGTATTTACAGAAAAAGATCATAGTTATAAGTCTACAAACAAAGATAATCCCATCAGTTGGATTAGTGTTACTACGTTAACATCTTATTTTAAAGAACCTTTTGATGCAAAAAAAGTAGCACAAAAAGTTTCAAAAAGAAAAAGTTCTAAATGGTTTGGTATGAAACCTAAACAAATACAAGATATTTGGAAAAAAGAATCTGAAAGAGCTATGACATTGGGTACATTTTATCATAATCAAAGAGAAGATGATTTATGTGCTTTAGCTTCTATTGAAAGAGATGGTGTTGCTATACCTGTATTTTCACCTATATTAAAATCTGAAGGTGTTAAACTTGCTCCAAATCAAAAGTTAGATCCTGGAGTATATCCAGAACATATGGTTTATTTAAAGTCTGCAGGTATATGTGGACAATCTGATTTAGTTGAAGTAGTTAATGGTAAAGTTTCTGTAATTGACTATAAGACTAATAAGGAAATAAAAATGAAATCATATAAAGATTGGGAAGGTATATCACAAAAAATGAAATTTCCTTTATCTCATTTAGATGATTGTAATTTTAGTCATTATGCCTTACAACTCAGTATTTATATGTATATTATAATAAAACATAATCCTAAACTTAGACCAGGTAGCATG